GCATAAAAGGCGAACAAGGTTGGTGCTGGCAACCCCTGCCAGCGGGTTAGTCGATACTGTTATCGTTGCTCCTGCGGCGCTGGCTGGGTTGCCAGACCACCGACGTTCAAAATCTTCATCAAGTGCATGGCCTGATACCGGGCGTCGTCGAGGGCGTGGTGGTGGGTGCCGGTGCGCTCGAGCGTCACTTGGGGGTGGAGGTTTTTCAAAGTGCGGTAACAGCGGTCATTCCAATGTTTCCACGGGGGCTTGACCTGAAGGTAAGCATAGGCGGTGTCGAGGAGGACGTTGTCAAAGCCGACGCCGCAGCCCCAGACCTCGGCCTCGGGATCTGCGACCCACACGCTGAATGCCTCCAGCGCCGACCGCAACGGGACGGACGGAGCCAGCAATTCCGACCGCGCCTTTTCACTGCGCTGCAACCACCAGAGCAAGGTGGCGGGATCAATGACGAGCCCGGCATCGACCGAGCTTTGCATGTCGATGCGGACGTAAAAGTCGGACGTGATCTCGCCCCCGCCAAACTTGACGGCCCCGATGGAGGTGATGACCGACCCCGGGCGGGTGCCGAGGGTTTCAAGGTCTAACATGATTTGGGTTTTCATTTTGTTGGGTTCTCGGTTCATCGTGCCCTGGCTGGCTTTGTCGGAAGTTTTGGAGCATAGGCTTCCATCAGCTTAATTGGTTCCGCCCCGTCTTTAAACTTGCCGAGTTCGACCGCATCAATCAGCGATTGCGCGTAACGATGCCCATCGGCGTTGGCGTCTGCGTGCTTCTGCTGCTCGGCTTTCAGTTCGGCCATTGCGTCCTTGTATGACTGAGGTGGCTCAAATAACTGCGTGAGATTTGCCTCCATGTCGCGGTAGCTTTCGCCCTGCTCGATGATGCGCTTTTCAAACATCGCCGTGATTTCCTTAGCGGATTTTATTTTTGAAGTTCCCGCCGCGATTGCTCGGCGGATGTGCTTGTTGAGGTCCGGTTTTTCGCACTCACACTTGAACTCTTTGCCCTTGGCAATTTTGTTGATGCGGCCGATGGTGTAGTCTCGTTGTTGTTTATTCATGGTCTTGGATTTCCTGTTGGGGGAAAGGGGTGCCTAAAAGCCGATGAGTTCGACTTGGCGACTGTGGGGGTTGTTGGCGTGGAGGAGGGTGGTGCGATTGGTGAAGCGCTGGCGCTCGAGCTCGAAGCGGAGGCAGATGTTGTCGGGGGTGGCTCCGTGGCGGTTTTTGGCGATGTTGACGACGAGGTGCTCCTCGTAGTCCTTCATGTGCCAGGGGCGGGGCTGAAAGAGGGTCTCGCCTTCGGCGCTGTCGGGGATCTCTTCGACCCAGTTCTCGGGGACGATCTCGGGGCTCCAGCACTCGGGGTTGACCTTTTTGTATTCGTCCACTTTTTTGGCCCAGGCTTCCTGCCGCTGGGCGGTTTCTTTGGGCTTGCTGCCGAGGGTGCGGAAGGGGCGGGCCAAGACGGGGCGATGGAGGAACATGCAGTGGGTGGCGAGCTCGCCGATCTCAGAGGCTCCGCGCAGGCTGGCGAGGGTGGGGGCCTGATGGAGGGGGGTGTCGCGGCCGGCTTTGTTCAACTGCACGAGCAGGACGACGAGGATGCCGAGCTCGCGCCGGATGGCGTGGAGCTTTTCCATGATCTCGATCTGACCCTGAAGCTTGTCCTTTTTGCCCTCGGGGCTGGAGGCTTTGACATGGCCAAAGTGGTCGATGATGATGGCTTTGATGCCGTGGTTTCGGACATGGACCTTGGTGCGGGCGCAGAGGGTGTCGATGTCGATGTTGTTGCTGTCGTCCCACCAGATGGGGGAGGTGGCGATGTCCTGGGCGGAGCGCATGACTTCGGATTCGCCATTGCGACTGAGCAGTCCTTTTTTGGCAAAGCCGTTTCGGCTGATGGCGATGTCAACGCGGGCGCGGCCAAGGTAGAGGCGGTGACCGACGCCCATGCGGCCCATTTCGAGGGGGAAGACGAGGAGGCGGTGCTTATCCTCAACGGCGATTTTTTCGATGAGGGAGACGGCGGCGGCGGTCTTGCCATTGCCGGGATATCCGGCGATGACGACGAGGTCGCCGCTGCCATCGGGATTGAGCCCTCCGAAGGCGCGGTCGATGTCGGTCCAGCCGGTGGCGATGCCTCGGATGCGGCCTTTGTTTTTCTCGATCTTTTCCATTTCCTCGAGCCACTGCTCGGTCATGAGCATGGAGTCGATGATTTTGCCCTGGCCGCCGCCGTCTTGGGCCTCGGAGAGGACGGTGAAGATGCGTTGCTCCCCAGTGGCGATGCAGTCGGTGACGGAGGCGGAGGGATCGGCTGCGCCGTGCTCGAAGAGGGCGGCGAGGCTGTGGGCGTGGGCGAGGATGCCGAGGCGGAGGAGGTGCTTATTGAGCACGAGGGTCTGGTAGTGCTGCCAGGAGCCGGAGACGTCGATGAAGGTGTAAATCTCGGAAATGGTGGCAGCGCCGCCGATGCGCTCGAGGTCATTGGCGGTGCGGAGCCAGTCGGTGACGGAGGCGGGCTCGATGGGGAGGCCCTTTTCGTCCATGGCAAGGAGGGCCTGGTAGAGGACGCGCCAGCGCTGGAAGTGGAAGGCGTCGGGGCTGAGCTTCATGCGGGTCTCGGCGATGAGGGCAGGGCTCTGGATGAGGCAGGAGAGGATGCCGCGCTCGCCGTCCTCGCTGCTGGGCAAGGGGGCGGAGGCGCGGGCGATGAGGTCTTCAAGGGTGGGGGGTGCGGACATGGGGTGTTAGGCGGCGGTGGATTGTGCTTTGCGGCGCTGCTCGCTGTCCCAGTTCCGCTGGAACTCGGAGCGCTGGCCGGGGCTGAGATCCTCCCAGCGGAGGGTGGAGTCGGGCGGGAGTGCCCAGCCGACGGTGGTGCGGGCGAAGTGGTGCCAGTCGGGGGTGGGACAGGGTGGAAGGGGGGCGGTTTCTTTTTTTGCTGCGGTGGCGACAGGGGTGGCGAAGGAGGCGAGCTCGCTGCGCTGCTGGTAGGAGCGGGCAAGGACTTTGAGGTCGCCGAGGCGGGCGCTGAAGTCGTTGGGGATGGGGGTCTCGCTTCCGGTTTTATACCAGGCGGTGGAAACGCGGAGGTTATGCCAGTGACGGACGAAGGCGGGAGGGATGACGAGGCCGTCGGGGTTGCCTTTGTTGTATTTCTCGATGGCGACGAGGTAGCTGATGAGGTCTGGCGGATCGCCGCCTTCTTCTTTTTTTTCGGCGGACAGGATCCTGTCGGAGGGTGACGGGGTTGAACTCAGATTCGGCTCCCCCTCTGCACTCCCCCTGCTCTTTCTCTGTGCCTTCTCCTTCTCTTTCTCTTTCTCTTGTGCTTGGCATGGGCTTGGTAAGCCCTTGCCAAGCACTTTCAAAAGAGAGGGATATTCGGAGAAGATCGCTTCGCTGATCTCTGAAGGTGTAGCGATGGCCGCCTTGACGCATGGCGGGGCCATGTTGTTGTCTGCAAGCTTTTGACCGTCACCGATCTGCTGGCGGATGAAGTCGCGCAGCCAATAGCCGTCTGGATGCACTACGATAGCCCTTCCAAGGGCTTGGGTAGCCCTTTGAAGGGCTTCGATAGGGCATGCGGTTTCAAAGACAAATCGGCGCTGGGAAACGGAGACCCATCCACACATTGAAATGTGAGCCGTTTGAAGCCAGAGAAGGGCTAGTTTGGCCTCGGCATCGAGCGGCTCAATGGCGGGGTCGAGCCAAAAGGAGGGGGAAATTTTGGTGTCCATGGTCTAAAGGGTGTGGGAGAGGTCGCGATACAGTTGAGCTCGGAACTGGTGGGAGGTGCGGGCGGGTTTGGGGGGATGGCCGCGCCAGACGGCGGCGATGGCGGTGCTGCCGACGTAGCGCTCGATCACCAGGGCGACGGGGATGCCGGTGCCCGCAAAGTCGGACAGGACGGGCATGAAGATGGAACGGCGGTTGGCCTCGGTAAACGGGTAGGGCCGTGTCACGGGGGTGCCGATCTTGGCCTTCTTGGCCTCTTTGGCCGTGAGGATGGGGGTGATTTCAGAGGTCATGGTCGGAAAGGGTGTAGGGTTGTCGGGCTGGGGGGAGGATGCGGCTCGCGAGGATGGGCTGGGCCATCTCCACGATCTTCTGCATCAGGATCTCCCTGCGCAGGCTGCAAGGCTGCTTGTCGCGCTCACGCTGGAAGATGAACCAGGCGTCCTCGATGATGTCGTCGAGCGGGTTATTCACAGCCGCGCCCCCCTTCTTTTTTTTTGCTGATCCGGACCCGTGCAGGAGTGGGTGCTGTCGGTGTCCCCTCGTGAGAACCCGAGATCCCCAAGGCCGAGGCAATGCGAATAAATTTTGTCCGGCGGAATGCATCATACGCAGCCAGCGGTTGCGGCCTGCCGACCCCCGCCCCCCCGGCTGAAGGGCCACCGGCTGCGCTCGTCGCGCCGTCCAACCAGTATGAAGCGGCGTATGCTATCGGCTCAATGCGCTGACAACCAATCGGATAGCAACCATTGCTGGGTGATGGATTACCACTTAGAGACCGACGAGGGGCCGACCCACCGACCTCGCCGATCGGGCCGCCTGTTGGTAAAAGTTTTCCCGGCGAACAATCCATTGCAGGGACCGCCACTGCCCAGCCAGCCACCAGCAGAGACAATGCTCCTTCGAACTGCTCCACAGCAGAGGACATCAGCGTTCCCCCTTCCCGTTCAGGCCCATGACTCGGAGGAGTTCCTCTTCAGGGATCCTCTTCATCGGCTTGGCACCTGGGTTCAAAAAAAGAGGAAGGGCCCGCACCGTCTTGCCTGCTGGCAGAGGATCGCCCAGGGCACTCACCAAAGCCACGCGCCGGAACAGAGTGCCATAGTCCACTCCCAGCCAGCCTGCGGCCTGCTCGATGGTGTAGCTCGGCTGGATCCGTCCCAGCGCCATCTGCCTCACCGCCGTCTCAGGGATCACCCAGCCACCCTCGGGACCGCTCACAGCGTCCGGCAGCAGGCCCAGCTCACAGCGAGCCTGCACAAACTCCGGCCGCAGATCGAACAGCGCCGCCACAGCCTCCACCGACCACAGAGCAGCCCGAGGGCGACCCACTGGGCGTGTTGGCAGTTCAGTGCGCTGAGTCATCATTGGCATCGGCAAAAAAAAGAAAAGCGCCGCAGGTTAGAAAGGTCCGCCTTGGCCCACATGGCCGGCCACAGCAGCCGCGAACACACAGCCCAGGATCAACACCGCAAACGTCACGCCACGCGACCCACAGAGGCCCAGCACCGCGCTCAGCACCAGCAAACACAGAGCCGCCATCATACCAGCGCAGCCCTCCGGTTCATCCTTGCCGGATCCCCGCAGATTGAGCGGTACTTAGCCCACTCCTCCTCATCCATCCGCCAGGACTCGCCCACAGGCACAGAGCCGTCAGCAAAGGGAACATCCGCCACAGCCTCGCAGCCCATCAGCGCAAAAAGAAACGCAGCGTCCACCAGGGACCGTCCATGGGAGTCGAGGCGGATCATGACGCCGTCACCTCCAAGGCTTGCAGTTCCTTCCAGTAGCCACGGGCCTCGGCACCACAGCGCCGGGCATCCCGCAGGTAAAACTCACGCACAGCCTCAGAGCTCGCGTGTTTAGCACGCACCAGCATCATTCGGGCCTCAGTGCAGGCAGCACCAAAACGTCCAGCCAGCAGCGCCATCTCACCGAGGTGCCAAAGTCGAGCGCGTTTCATGGCCGATACCTCCTCGAGCAGCCCACGATGCGGTGGTCAAATTTCACATTGCCGGCACTGCGGCGAGCACGCCAGGTGCGCAGCTCGAGCACCACGGTGCCCAGGCACAGCGTCAGCGCAGCCGAGAAAAAGAGTAAGCCCATAAAACTACGCGGCCTCCTGGTTAGGGTTGATCATCCCGTCCGCCGCCCATTGCTCGCGGGTATTCAGCAGCACCCTTTCGAGTTCCGCATGAGCCACTCGGGCCGCCGGATCATTTGCCCGGCGGGCAAACAGTTTTTGTTGGTCTAGCACTTCAGCGAGTGCCTGCTCCCGGGCTTTTTGCAGCTCCTCGGGCCTAAAAATGGAGTCGATTGATTGGCTCATTGGCCTACGGTTAGCATGGCGCATGATTTAGCGCAATCTTAATTTGCTAAATTGCGTAAAATAATGCAGATTGCTAATATGACCGCAACCTCCCAATCGGCAAAAGTGCTTGCCGCCGCTCTTACAGCGCACGGCTGGACCCAGTCCGACCTCGCCAAACTCTCATCCATCGCAATCCCCACGGTTAGCCACCACCTCACCGGGCAGCGAGTCATTCGCGACGACCATTTAGCTCTCTATGTCAAGGTGCTGGACAAAACCGAGCAAACCATGCTCGTCAGCGCCTGGCTGCGCGATTGCCTCCCCGAAAGCATCATTTTGAACGTCCTCGAGCCGCAAAAGATGAGCATACGCGACGAGGTCCGCGAATGGGCCCCAGGGCTCAGTGCCGAACAAAAAGACATGCTCACCTGGTGGGCCAAAAAGCTTGCTGCCGACGATGAACTTGCCTTAATCTTTGAAGCCATCACCGCCAAAGCAGGCTGGAAATACTCGCCAAGCTGTTAAATCTTATCCCTTAAAGACAAGGCTCAGGCGACGGCGAGCATACCACAATGAAAACACCAAAGATCAACTTCGAGCCGTTGCCTGCTGCCGCTGGTTCTGTGAGGGATACTCCACGCACAGACTGGAGAGAAGCACGGTCAGAGGGACTGCACGATGAGTGGTGCTTCTCGCTATGCCGTCAGTTAGAGCGAGAACTGAATACCTGCCGAGAAGCACTTCAAGCCGCCGACGAATGCCTCTCGCTCATTGAGGACGTAGGACATGGAGCCATGTCAGACAACGTGACTGTCGCTCGCGGCATAGTCCTAGCTGCGCTTTCACAGAACGTCGGTGGTCTGGCAACCCAGCCAGCGCCGCAGGAGCAACGATAACAGTATCGACTAACCCGCTGGCAGGGGTTGCCAGCACCAACCTTGTTCGCCTTTTATGCAACTACCGACACCACCTCAAATCAGTCAAAACAATGAAAATCTCACTGCGGACATTGCCGCTGTCGAGCAATGGGCGCTGCGCAACGATCCCATGTGGGCTAACTGGCAACACTTCGGGGAGCATTCCGAAATGGATCAGCGCGACATCTACCGCATCATTGCAGCCCGCCAACTCGCGGAACGATACCGCCTCCAGAACGAGCTAATCCGACTGGTGGAACTATCGCCAAACCCGCCGCGTCTCTTTGAGGCGAACACTTAGCTCACCGACACGCGGCCTTGCGCGTGATCGGTGCAGCGGGAGTTCACCAGTCTCCCCTCACCGCCCGCACTAGCTCACCGCGCCCGGTGCAGCATCTCGTCCGTCATCGTGCGTAAAAGCTCCGGCTTCTGCTCAATGTAATGCAGCAGGCTCGTCGCCTCCTTTGAGTGGCGCAGATACTTCATCACCGCATGAGCCGCCCGCTCATAGCTCCCATGGTCCGCCAGCTCCGCCACATACAGCGCCGTCGCACAGTAGCCGCGCAGCCGATGATTCCCCTTCCGGCTCCTCACCTCGCCGATGAACCCCTTGATCCATTCATTGTGACGGTCCCTCACCAACTCACGCCGCTCCTTCCGCTCCTCCCCTAAAGCATCCGCTCCTGGCACCCTCGGCAAAATCAAAAACGGATTCTCCACTCCCGCCTTCCGCGCCGCAGCACACCGCGACCGCAACCGCGCAGCCAGTCCCGCATTCAAAGGCAACAGCGCCTCATTCTTGCTCTTGCAGCTAAAGTTCTCCTCCAGCCGATTCCGCACCCACAAAAACACCTGGCCGCCGTCCTCGTGCAACCAACTCTCCCGCGCCATCACCAGTTCCCCCGACCTCAGAGCCAGCAGCCGCAGCAACTCATTGCACAGCGCCAGCTCCTCATCCTCCAGCACCTCCCACGCCAGCATCATCTGCCGAAACTGTTTCGGCGTCGGCAGATCCTCACCGACCACACGCGAAGGATTCGGCAACCGGAACCCCCGAAAGCCCTCCACCTTCCGCCAGTCCACCTTCAGCGACTCCACCGCCAGCATCCGGCTCCGTTCACTCAGCACCACCCCAGCATTCCCCAGCGTCGAGTTAATCGTCCCATTCACCAACGGCGGCAGCGCCTTGTCCAGATTGATCACCTCACCGCCTTGCAACCGCCGGGCATACTCCATCGCAGAACCCGTGCTGAACACCTCATAAAAATCCAACGCATCCACCTGCTTCAGCAACCGTCCCCCATCCGTATCCATCCGCACCTTTGCCAGCGGCTCAATGATCCCATGGGCCACCGCCGCCACCAGTCTCACCGAAGAGATCGCACGTCGAAACTCCTTCAGCCTCCGCGCCTCCGCCACCTTCTCAAACGCCTCCAAAAACGTCCCCAGCGTCAGACCCACCTTCCGCGCCCGAGTCCCCTCCACCGCCGCCCGCAGCGTCTCCCACTTATCCGACTCCCGAGCCGCCACCAGCAGTCGCGCCCGGCTAATCGCCTCCGCCTGGTTCGACGTGTCCAGGCACTGCATAAACTGACTGCCCTGCGCCCGCTGATACTTCGCATAAAAGCTATCATAATATTCCGGCACCCCCGCATCCGCCCACGATTTCGCTGGCCTCCGCACCTTCCCCACCCACAAGCCCTTCGGCAGTTTAGTCTTCGTCTTCGTTTTCATACTGATTTTATACTAAACCAGAAAACAAAACGAAACAAACAGAAACAAAGATAAAACGCCCATTCCGTCCCGTCGCCACCCTTCCCTCAGTGATCAAAAACCACCCATTCCCCCAGTAAAACCAGTCAGAAACCCTCATTCCCCCAGTAAACCCACTTCATCGAAGTGGTGCGCGGTACAGGGTTCGAACCTGTGACCCCTACCATGTCAAGGTAATGCTCTACGCCTCAGAGGGCTTTTGTAAGGGGTTGGGGTTGAGGGGGGACATTGGAAATCAGGGCCGTTTATACGGGTTATTGGATTATCCTTTGAGTAAATCTCGGGCCAAACTCACCACGGTCACGACAATGAATAAAGCAGCGTAGCCGAGCATGAGAATCCCTGCAATCACGTCGCCATTGCTCATGTCGGGGTCAGCCTTGAGAAATTTACGGATTCGCTGCATCATGGGTGAAGCTTACCACCGTTGTCAAATCGAGGTCGGGTTACTGGGCGCGGGTGTTGGTGCCAATGCCGAGCAGGGCGGCAGGGATGAGGGCGGCTTGACGTTGGGCGGGCTCCATCCGGTAGATGTCGTAGATGGCTCCGGCGGTGATCGGCGTGACCGATCTTTGGAGTCCTTGAAGCATGCTCTCAGCGTTGCCCATGGGGTCGGTGCCGGTGAGTCGGTTGGTGACAAACGCGGCGCCGGGGCTGAGTTTGCCTCGGGCGAACCGTTGGGCGATGTCGATCCAGCTTTGGCCCATCGGCACGTCTTCGCCTCGGATGGGCTTGATTTTGCCGTCTTTGGTTTTGGTTTCTCCGGTGATCGTGCGAGTCAAAAACGTCGCCATCGAGTTGAGGCCGGCCATCAAATCAACGGACGTGGCACCAAACTGCATCTTGAGCCAGCCACTGCCGCGAGGGTCCAGTTCCATTTCCTCCTCGTCGTCGCCTTGGAGGGCAGCGGCGAGGGCGAAGAGCGCGGCGTAGCCGGCCATGATGCGGATGTATTCCTCGCCGATGATGGCGCGGGTTTGCAGGTTGCCCCCGAGCAGGGAGGCCCCGGTGAGCAGGCGGAGACGCGATGCCATGAACGAGGGCGAGAAGAAAATCAGACTGGCGAGATCCTTTTGGTTGCCTCGCAGTTCGATGTTCCCGATGCCCAGCTTGCCGGAGCCGGTGGAGTCGTTGACAAATTCGGCGATGGCGGCGGCGGCGCTGTCGCTGATTTCCGCCTTGGTGCGCCGTTCATACTTCGCCACCAGAGAGTCGAAGAGATCGGCACGCATGTGGCTCAGGAGCGCGGTGTAGGCGCGTCCGGTGTGGGAGAACCACGGGATCTTATTGGCCAGCTTGCTGCGGGCGGCACCTTCGGCGAGGAGATCACTGTAATCTTCGGGATTGTGCAGAGCCAGCTTGGCGCGTTTGTAGCGTCCATTGATTGCGTTGGGTCGTCCGGCCAGTTCCATAAACATCTCCGTCTCGCCTGCCTCCGACTTGAAGGCTTTCATCATGGCCTTCAGGTCACCGGCAAAGCGCACCGGATGGGTCAGGGCCTTGAGCAGACCTTGCCTGCCGATGCCGGAGAACTCACCGCCCGCCATTATGCTGCGAGCGGTAAATACAAACGTCCGCAGCTTCTCGATGCCCTTGTTCCAGATTCCCATCTTGGCAAACTTGGCCGCCACCTTCGCGTCAATGAAGGCTCGCTTGGCTTTGTTCAGCTCGGTCAGGAGTTTGGCGCTGTCGGCATCGTGCTTGATCTGGCGGGGCGTGCGCTTGACGGGATCAAATTCACCCTTGGCGATGCGCTCGTTGAGTTTGTCGATCTGACCTTGGATGCGCTTCTTGAAGGCGGCCAGCTCCTTGGCGTTGGGGTCAAAGTTGGGCTGGGCGGCGCGTTTGAGGTCGAGGAATTGCTGACGGGCAGCAGCCGCGGCGGCGCGGGCCTCGGTCACGGCTTGGGTCTGGGGGCCTTGGATCTTCCCCTGGGCTTTCCATTCCTTGGCCTTGATGCGGCGTTTGTATTCGTCCTCACTGGCTTTGGCAGCGGCCTCGGCGGCGGTGTTGCGGCGGAGCTCACTGGCGAGCCGATGCTGCGGCAGTTCGGCCACCAGCACCTTGAGGGAGTTGCGCAGGGTTTTCAGGGCTTGGAGGTTGGCGTCATAGACCTGGCGTTGGCGCGGCGCCGTGGGCGTGCCTTGGCCGGCCAGCACGCGCTGCAGTTCCTCGATCTGGTTTTCCAGTGTCTTCTGGATCCGGTCGCGGATCGATTTCAGCTCGTCCTCGCGGCTGCGTCCCGTGTAGCCGGTGTCCTTCTTGAGTTGCTCGACTTGCTTTTGCAGCTCGCGCAGGCGGGCACTGGGTTCTTGGCGTTGGGGACCGCTCTTGAGCAAAGGCTCCTTCTTGAGCAGGGCTTCCAGTTGAGTCAGCTTCTGCATCTGCGCGGAGAGATCGCGCAGAGCCACCCGGGCTTCCTCCTTGCTGGGCTGGGTGCTCTTGCCGTAGCCGGAGATCAGGTCGCGGGCTTGGCGCACTTGGATGCCGGGGAAGAACTCTTGCAGGTCATCGGCCACCAGTTTGGCGATCTTCTCGGCGCTGAGCGTTGGGTCTTGGCGTTCGAGGTGATCAATGATGTGCGCCAGGGCAAATTGACGGGCGAGATTGTCGGGGGCCTTGCCCGTGCGTCGGACGGTCTCTTGAGCTTTGCTTTTGACATCGCTCACGGTTTTCTTCTGGGTTTCACCGCGCAGAAGTTGCTCTGACTTGTCACGGATCTGACCGAGGAAAGGACGAATCTTCTCGCCAAACTCTTGAACCATTCGGATGGTGAAGTCGGCACCTTCGGCCAGAAAGCCCATGCCGGCCTCGGCGAGATCGAGAATGATGCTGGGGTCGATGCCCACGTTGGTGGTGCCCCCAAAGAAACCTTTGGCGCGGAGTCGCTCGCGGGCCATGGCTCCGCGATCCGCCACCGCTTTGAGGATGCCCTTGTCCTTGATGGCTTGGGGCCTTGGCTTGGCTGCGTTGGTGAGATCGAGCGCGGCTTGTTTCAAAGCAGCCTCTTGCGCGGCGATTTGGGCCTGCGCCTCCTTCAGCAGTTTCTCCAGCTCCAGATTGAACGTGTTCTTGGCACCGCCCACGCCTTCCTCCTGCTGCGTGTCGGCAGCGGCTTTGGTGTCGATGATGGTCTTGTGCATCTCCTCGATCTTGGCACGCTCCTCCGGTGGCAGAGGCGTCCTGCCGGTGGGGTCCATGATGATGGTGATGTCGGCCACCATTTTGTTGAGGCTGGGGATGTCCTCGCGATCCAGTCCGAATCTCCGCACGCCCAGGGCGGCACCGGCTCTGCTGCCGGAGATCTGGGCCACCACTTCGAGCTTGTCCTTCATCGCGTCCGCCTCGCGCTTGCGGGCGGCGGCGTCGCCTCGGTCGTCCTCGGTCGTGGCCGGGTCACTGAGGATGCCTTCCGCCTGGGCCAGCTCCGCGTCCAGTTGGCCTTTGAAATTGAGCAGTGTGTAATGCTCCAGCGGCGTAGCGGGGCGTTGCTGCGCGAGGATGTCATCGAGGATGGCCTGCACCCGGCCCGGCTTCTGCACCTCGGCACGCGCGGCGGCGGTGAGTTGCTCCACCGTGAATTGTCCACCCGTGGGCAAGGCGTCTCTGCCTGCAGCTTCCCGCTCAGCAGCGATGGTGTCCTGCGTGAGCTTGACCTCGGAGGGGTCGGCTGGGGAGGGCGAGCCCGGCTGAATGAACCCACCCTCGGGTCGGCGCACGGTGACCCGACCGCCGCCCATGCGGGGCATGGTGCGGGTGGTGGCGGCTTGCCAGATTCCTTGGAGATACTCTTGGATGGCACGGCCAAAGCGCGTGATCATGGCCCGACTCCAGTTCGCGAAGTCAGTGAAGCCCTGGCGGATCAAGTCAACGGCCTCGTTGACGATGTCGGTGTTGAGGAACCCGGCGGTGGTGCCGCTGGTGTTGAGGTTTTTAAAGCTTGCCGTGCCTTCTGCGGCACGGGGATCGGTTAGAGAATCTGGGTTGACTTCGGTAGAGGATGGGGGAGTTTCGCCCTGCCTCACAGCGGCCCCGTTGGAGTTCACTCCTGCAATCACTGATTCATTGGAAATATTTCCTTCCGCTGTGGGGCTTTTTTGTGTAGCTGCTTCGGCAATATCTTCTGCAAAGATGCCTTGTGGCCTGGATTCACTATACAGTTTGCGAGTTTGCCGACTGGAAGGAATTAAATACAGTGTTGCGGATGGAAGCGCCCATTTCCACTCGCGAGGAAGGCCAATTCCCAAAGATTCCCCGTGATCCTTGATATTTTTAACAACGACCCCGTCGTAATCCTGGGACTTTAGCCACTCACCAAACGGCACGACAGATTGCATGTCATAGCCTAACATTTCCATCAGTTCCTCTTCATCGTAGCGGCGGTTATCGTAATCGACAACAAGGGGTTTTCCCAGTTTCAACGCATACGCTGCCACATACGAACCATAAGAATGACCAACGCTCCTGCTTGATGATAAAGATATCACACCGTTCGATGATGGATTTTCGCCAGTGCCAAGACGCAGCGCGCCTTTTATAGGAGAAGGAGACCCATGCCATGCCAGTCTTTCACCTTTGCGTAATTGACTCCTTATGGAGGCATAGTCTTCCCTTGATAATTTCACTTTAAAAGCTCCTGCCTCAGTAAGACCGCCCGGCGAAGGCTCATTGGATTGGGCGGCCCCTTCGGTGGATGCCATGGCGTTACCTCTACCACGGGTGTCAAGGGGATCACCGCCGATGCTTCCCCGCTGGCTTGTCTTCCGTGCGGCTTGCCATGCTCCTTGCAGGTAGTTTCTCACCTTGTCACCGAATCTCCGCAGCATCTCCGCGCTCCATTGGGCGAAGGTGGTGAAGCCCTCGCGGATGAGCTGGGCTCCTTTGACGGTGTAGGCGGCCATGAGGACGGGGTCGATGCCGATGAAGGGCGTCTCCATGGAGCCGCGGATCACGTCGTCGGCCCAGGTGCCGGAGGTGTCTTCGGGCGGGGGTGCTTTCTCAAAGCCTTCCACGGCGAGGTCGGCGGTGGTGGCGGCATCGAGCGTCACGGTGCCGAGGCGTCCGCTTTCGGAACGGAGGGTGACGCTGTTGTTGAAGCCGTCGTCGTTCACGTCCTGCGCCACCACGGTCATCGTCTCGCCGCCCAGGGTGATCGTGTCGCCCTTGTTCATGCTGTCGATGGGGACGCGCTGGGTGCCGGTCTTGCGGCGGGCGGCGCGGGTGACGGCTTTGTCAAAGAGCACGCGGGCTTTCTCGGCCTGACTCATCTGGGACTGCTGGCTTTTGGCATCGGCCTTGTAACTCTCCCGGCTTTCGATGGTCTTCTGGATCTCGGCCATCAGCGCATCGGGCGTGGGTTCGGAAATAATGTTCAGATCATAAGCATCTTGAGCCACCTCGTTGATGTTCCCTGTGTCGCCTGGCAGGGTGAGAAACTTGGCGTAAGTCTTGGGCAGTCCGGCTTTCTCAGCCCAGTCCATGTCTCCACCGATGGCGATCTGAGGGATGACAATGGGGTTGTCATTGACAAAGTCGAGGACGTCGCGTCCGCCGTAGGGGGCGTCTTCGATCACGGGGACTTTCCGCGTGGCGAGGGGCACGGAGGAGGGGGAAAACTGGGGGACTTGGGGACTTGGAGAGGGGGAAAGAGCGCCAGCGGCAGGAGTCGAACCTACAATTCCCTCGTCCACGGTGGCTGGGCCACGCTGCGGGACGGTAGGGATGGCCGCGTTTACACTGGCAGGGGGTTCAACAGTCAACGATTCGTTGACTGTTGGGGAGACGGGTGGATTTGGAAAAGGGGAGACTTGGGGACTTGGAGAGGGGGAGACGGGGGGCTGCGTCGGGAGCGGGGGTGGGGAGACTTGAGCGGTCGGAGGGCTTGGCGGGGGCTGCGTGGGGAAAGAGGCGGCGGCGGCGGCCAAGGGATCGGCTACGGGGGCGAGGGTGGGGGTGGGTTTAAACCTTTCAGCACCCAGATACGTCAGCCCAAAGCCTACGCCACCTACTGCACCGCCGAGGGCGTCGTAACCTCTGCGGGCTAACCATTCGGGATTGACGGTAAGATCGGGCGTCAGTGGATTGAGTGGCGCGGTGTCGTAAGTGTTGGGTGCAAAATTGGCAGAAAGAGAGTCTTGCGCAGCGCCGGTGACGAATTCTTCTCCGGCTTCCACGCCGGTGGACTTTCCTAGCTTGACTAGGTTTTGACCGAGTGTGCGCTTGGCCGCACTGAGCACTGCGTCTTTGGCGGCTTTGCTTCCAATGCCACCTGCTTTTTCAATCAAAGCCTCAACGCCTCCAAAGGCTGTGCCGAGAGCGATGCGCTCGGCCGGAGATTCAAGCCCCATTTCGTTGGCTTGATCAATCCCTGCATCAAAGCCGCGCACGCCACCTTGCATGAGCGGAATCGCAGGATTCACAAGTCCGCTGACTACCAGATTAGGGATGTCACCGATGACGCCGCCCACGGTGGCTGCCTTGGGGTTGGTCCTTGAATCGGGCGCGATGGCTTCTTGGTTTTGTTCAACCACGTCACGGGCGAGAGGTGCCAGTGTGCGCGGCACGACAGACAGCGCATCAAAGACACGTCGGGGAATGCCGGCCGCGGTGTCCCCAATGAACCCTGAGATTTCATCGCGGACGGTGCCGATGGCTGCCATCGTGGCGTAAGGACCCGTGGCAAACGATAGGCCAGCAGCGCGGGTGCCGGTTTCCATGGGTGACTGAAACGCATCATCTGAGACTGGCGCGGGCGGTGCGCCTTGGTTCAGGAAGTCATTGATGTCATCGTCTGTCGGCGCAATGTCGGACTCGACGTTGAACTTTCGACCGTCTTCGAGTTCGACAAGGAATTGAGGCATTAGGAGACAGGGGTGACGGTTTTGATTTTGGCGCGAGGTGCGGCGGTGCCTGCGGCGGGGGCTGCTGCGGCTGTCGTCTTGGGTCGGGGTTGTCCCGTGGTGAGGTAATAGGCATCAGTCCAGTCGGCTTCCGTCTGCGGGGCTTTGCCGTATTGGTGCTTGAAGCGCTCGCTCATTTGATCGGGTCGCGGGTTCTCGATGGTGATCGGGCGGGTCGTGTTGTCGCTCATGGTGGCGTATTCCCACTCCGGCGCTTCCTTGGTGGCACCGGGGCGGGGCGCACTTTTGCGGACGGTGGGGGGCTTAGGCGCGGTGGCGGGGTCTTCCATCGGTGTGTAAGTCGTGCGACCGAGTCCCTCACGGAACGGGCCGGGGGTGGTCTGCGCTTGCATCAGCGGTGTGCCTGGCACGCGGGAGCCTCCCATCATGGCCACGTTATAGCCGGGGGTGCCAGGGATGGGCTGCATGGTGATTTGACGGGCGGCGGCATCCGCTTGGGCTTTCTGCTGAGCTTCCATCAAGGCGCGTTGATCGGCGCGGTCTTGTTCGGCAGCGTTCAGAGCGGCGGCGTTATTGATGTTCCGATTCTCGCGGGCCATGTCAAAGTTCTGCCCGATTTGCTGCTGCTGCTTCCACCATTCTTGAGCGGCGGCGGTTGCGTCGGCGGCACGGCGGTCAGCGTCGGATTGCTTGGCGGCATCGCGGGCATCGATGTTGGCTTGCTCGATGGCGGCGCGGCCTTGGTTGCGTTGGAAGGTGGCTTCTTCCATCGCTAAGGCACGTCGAGCGTTGCGTTTCTGCATGCCGGTCAGGCCGGTAAGTGCGATTTCAAAACCTGCAGGGGCGACGCGATTGGCTCCATAGGCTGACCATTTCTCTTTTTCCTGGGCGTCTTTCTCGGAGGGCGAGAGAAACGCTGGACGCGGATACCCGCTGGGCATCGTGGCGGGCTTGTTGGTGTCCATGGGAGAGGAGAGGACGGGCTGGGGTTGGCGTCCGTTGGCCATCGCGGGGGCGGGGACTTGGGGACTTGGAAAGGGGGAGACTTGGGGACTTGAGGCCATCGGCGTGAGGGAGTAGCCGGTCTCGACGGAGTAAGGGTTGGGCGGTAGGCGACGGATGATATTCTGGGGCTGTTGCATGGCCGCTACGGCAGGTGCCGCTACGGCGGGTGCCGCTGGGCGCGGTTGAAAGGCGGGGCTGTCGGTCATCGTGGGGCCGTAGGCTTGATCACCGACCACGGCGGTGAGACGCTGCGGGCCAGCCATCGGACCTTGTTCGTCTTCAATTTGTTGCGCAGCGGACGCTAGCCATTCCGGGTTGTTTTTAAGCCATTCCGGGCTTGTCATGTTGCGGATTCGCGTTTGCCGTGCGGCGGATTGTTCATCCGATAGTCGATTGAAGTCGTCTTGTGCGGCAAGAAATCGATCCACTTCCTCCATGGCCTGCTGCGTGGCACTGGATGCGGCTTGGGAGCTGGCGATTCCTGCGTCTCCTCGTGGACCGACGCCGAGGCCCATCATCGCGATGGGACCCGTGTTGTCATACTGGGCTCGCGCATTGGCTTGGATGGCTCTATAAAGTGACTGATCCAATTCCTCTGGAATCTTCAGCCCACCCTCGGCATACCCGGGCACCGGCATTGACTGGGCCATGCCGCCGTAGGCGAAGGCGGGGGTGGGTTGGGGCATGGTGACGGGCAGGGGCGTGGGGAGGGCTTGGGGGGCGGGCTTGATTTCGGCCAGTCCCTCTTTGGCTTTGGCCATCATTTTGTAGAGTCGGTCGAGGCCGTGGAACTTGACGGCGTCGGCGGACATGACGAACTCGCCGTCGCTGAGTTTGGCGTTGATCAGGTCGTCCTTGGGTCCGCCGGGGCCTTCGACGGGGCCTCCTTCGGCGTAGCCTTGGTTAGGGCTTGAGAAGGGGTTGACTCCCGCCCCTCCGACCATTCGGTCTTTGAGGGACATCTTTTTGTAATAGTCTCGGAAGGGACCGGTCATGGGGTCGCCGGAGTGAGACATGGCAAACGGTTTGCCCCCCGAGTCTGCGGAGACCTCGTCAATCGTGGGTGTCATGCCCCGATCATACGGGTTGCGCATCACGGGGCCGCCCATGGCGTAGCCGGGCATGGGCATGCTGAACAGGCCTCCTTCGGCTAAGCGCATGGGCTTGCGGGGGCGTTTGCTGTAGTAGGGGTCACTGGGGTCGGTGGCTTGGTAGCCTGCGCCGGGGGCAAAGGGGTCGGGCTCCTTGGGTGCCATGCGGGCGCGGTAGCCGCCGGGCTGGGCGGTGGGCTGGGGGGATCCCTGACCGAGTCCGCGTGAGTAGGCTTTCCCATCGACAAACGTGGTGTTGTCCTCGGCAAAGGCAAGGGGTTGCAGTTGGTTGATTCGATCCATGGGCGCGGCTCCGGTGCCTCCGGCCATGCGCTCGGCTGAGTAATCATCGACAGCGCCGCGCTGCAATTGCCCAGCGCGATCCAGCGGATTGAAGCTGGGGTAAGGCGTGCGGAAGTCGGACGTGCGCCCGGTGATGTCGCGCACGGCATTGAGGTCCATTCCCGAGTTTCGCATCTTGTTGCGCTCTTGGTTGGTCGGGGTGTTGCGGAACATGGGATTGGTGCTGACCATAAGTTTGGGCGGGCTAAGATTGTGAGGTGAGGTTACACTTGTTTGTCGGGACTTAAAGATAAATTACTTGGCCAGCGGCGGCGAGGTTGGCAAAGATTCGGGCTTCGGCTTCTCCGTCGTGTTCGGGTGGTGTTTTGAAGCTGCGCGGGATCCAGTAATGGTGTTGTCCCGTGTGCTGCTTGGAGAAATGATCAAAGCCTGCCAGTGTCAGTTGGGGGACTTGGTGACACTCCAAGAGCCAGAGGGCTACGACGAGTCCGCTGGTCGGCAGCAGAGGTTTGCGACGGTCGGCTTCTTGGATGCGGCTTTCGGCTTGCACCCTTTCCCGGACCTGATCAAAAAACGGTCGCGGGATGCCCCAGGCTTCGGCGACGGAGTAGGCAAAGTTTTTGGGCTGCTCGCCATGAATGAAGATGGCGCGGCTGGGTCGTTGGTCGGCGTCCTTCGGGAGCGAGCCACGGCCAAAGGTGCTCCAGATGCTGGTCTTCGTGCCGACATGGGGCTCAAAGCCGCTGATGGCAAACCAGTTGAAACGGATGACGATGTCATGCGCGTCGATCTGCGGGCCGTAGGTCGCCCGCAGGACGGCGGGGCCATTGCCTACCAGACAGACGGTGGCACCTGGTGGGATGGGGTTGTCCGTGCGGACGTGTTGAGGCGGCAGGGATTGCGGTTTTCTAAGCCACCATGAAGGCAGTGCGTCATCGGTCGTGAGGCTCACATGGAGATGACGTTGCTTTACAAACTGATCGACGGTGGCAATGGTGGCCGGGTATTTACGGGCGTAGTCATGCCCTGCAAAGATGCCGCCCGGCTTGAGCTTGGGCCACCATTCCTCGAGCGTCTGTCCGGCGTCCTGTCCGGTGTGGGCATAGCCGTCGATGTAAATGAAGTCGAGGGATTCATCCGCAAACAAGGGAGCCGCTTCGGAAAAGGTCAGGCGCAGCGGCGTGCTGCGCTGGGGCCCCACTTCGGTCAGCAGATTGGCAGCATGGAAATACTCGCGCACGTCGTGATGGTCCTGCCAGCGGTCAATCGACCACAGTCGGTCCACGCGGCCACCCTCCAAGATTTGCCGGGAGTATTCGCCCTTGGCCACTCCAAGCTCCACGCCTTGGCCTTCAAACTGTAAAGCTAAATCGAATCGAGTTTTCATCACAAGGTTGGCGTCGGGGTCGGCGTTGGCGTTGGCGTCGGCGGAGTTGGCGTTGGAGTTGGAGTTGGTGTGGGTGTCGGTGTTGGTGTCGGAGTAGGCGTCACGGTTGGGGTCGGCGTCGGTGTTGGGGTCGGCGTCGGCGTGACTGTCGGTGTGGGTGTCGGCGTTGGGGTCGGCGTCGGCGTGACTGTCGGTGTTGGTGTCGGCGTTGGGGTCGGAGTAGGCGTGACTGTCGGTGTTGGGGTCGGTGTTGGGGTCGGAGTAGGTGTTGGGGGTGTCGGGGTGGGCGTTGGCGTTGGGGTCGGCGTTGGGAGCGGTGTGGGAACAGGGTTTTGTAATAGCACCATGCTCACCACGTCCGGCCGGTCGGCGCTCCGAGTCACCACAAACGGGACATCGCCAAAGTAGGGGTTGTCCTGCCGAGCTCCGGGTCCGTTGGGGTCGGTGTTGGGAAATGCGATGACATGCCGGGATCCATTGCGCAGCACGTTGATGGCGCAGTTGATCCCGATCGGGAGGAGTCGGCGCTCTGCCTCGATCTCGCGCACGCGGGGATGGTCAGGCAGGTCCATGAAGGGTTAAGCCGAGGCGGCCATCACGAGCAAGTCACAGGCGGCGGTGTTGGCCTTGGCGTAAAGGGTGGCGGTGCTGGGAGGGATTGGCATGATTTGACCTGGCATCAGCTTGGCAAAAATCTGGGTGACAGGCGTGTTGAGCCCCACCTCAATGAAGTTGGTGGCATTCAAGTTCTTGAGCACGATCATACCCGGCACGCCGGTGAGATCGGCGGGAAACTCAATCTGCTCGGTGCTGGTGCCGATGGCCTGCACATTCTGATACAGCACCGCGCCTGCCATGTCGCGGGTGCTGCTGGTGGAATGGGTTAAGGCGACGCCGCCCTTGGCCCATTTGAGTTGGAGGATCATGGATAGTTCATTGGCCATAAGAGGAGGAGGTAGAGGTTAAGGGACTTGAAAGGTGAACCAGCGTCCGTCAAACTCGTTCCAAGGGCGTTCCGTGACGGTGGAGTCGGCGGTGCCGTAGCCAGGCGGTCGGTGGTAGGTCTCTTCAAGGATTTCGTAACCGCCATTCACAAAACGCTGGCGGGCCGTGACGATGGTGGCCGGCCATTCCGTCAAAGCGGTGGCGCTGTAATTAAACTGAAGGACCACAAGGTCTGACGTGACAACGGTGCCATACCAAGCGCTTTGGGCGTCATAAAAACGGATGTTCGGCTCCTCATAAGTCAGAGGCCCGTGAAGACAATCTGGGACGGCAAAGCTCTCAAAGTTGCCTCGGATGTTGATGCCAGAACCAATGAGCGCATCCACCTCTCCCACGTCATAGGGAGTGCTTTGCCACCAGAGGCGGCTGGTCACCTTGCAGTCGCCACTGTAAGGACTGCGCAGGTTGGTGGTGAGCAGTTTCTTGAGGGTTTCCAGATCGGGCTTGAGCACGTTGATGAACTCATGCGACTGCAACACGGCGGGCCAATACATCTTGTCGTGGCTGTCCCAGGTGATGGCGGTGGCGCGTGAGTTGGGCAGGGTGCTGGCTTTGTCGGTGACGCTGAGAAAGGTTTTGTGGCCTTGCTGCGTGACGGTGGTGTATTCGCCAGCGGTGTCGGGGGCGGAGCCGGTCGGGGTGGTGGCGGCCAGCGTGTAGGTCTTGGTGCGGGTGTAAAGCGAGCCCGAGGTGAGGTCCACTGGCTTGTCCGTCTGCGTCACCGTCGCGGCGGCGGTGGTGGTGACGGTGAGGAGGGCGACGAGGCTGGACACTTCTTGGATCTGGACTCGCTGGACAAAGCGGCCACTGCCGGGGGTGCCGAGGGCGGAGACGTTGGTGTCGGCAATGTCGGGGATGCCTGCGGAGCGGAGGGCGTAGTAGGAGTGATCGAGCACGGGGCCCCAGATTTCGTCTTGGCGCGTGGCGACGACGGGGGCGGTGGGCAGGGCGGGGAGGAAGACGTAGGCGCTGTAACCGGCGGGGGCTTCCTGCGGGAAGCCGTAGACGTAGGTGCCCCACTCCTGGACGCCGGTGCGGGTGGGGAGCAGGCAGGCAGAGTAAGCGGTGCCGGGGGTGGGGACGAGCTCGGGGCGGATCTTCGTGTCGGCCACGCGGATGACGAAGCAGAGCGCTGCGACGTTGGGCAGCGTGAGAGTTTCGAAGAGGCGTGGTTCTTGGGGGTCCATGGGGGGAATGAGGAAGGACTACGGGGCGAGGAGGCGGATGAAGTGTTTGACTCGGGCTCGGTTGCGGGGTTTTTCAAAGCAGCCTTCGCCATCCCGGGAGGCGGCGGCGTTGGTGTTGGCTCCGATGGCGATGAAGGGGCCGGTGAGGGTGCCGTCGTCGTCGGTCACGATCTCAATGTGACTGTAGTCGTAGATCACGAGGTCGCCCCGGCGCAAGATGCTGCGAGGGGGGAGGAGTTGCAGTTTCTTTTCCTTGGCCCACTTGGACCAGCCGGCCACGGAGGCGGACTTGCAGCGCCAGGCTTCGGCCTCGGGAGGCGACATCTGAAAGGCCCGCAGTGTTTCCGGCTGCGTAAGCCATTGCTGCACCCAAAAACAGCAGGCTGCTGCGCAATACGGTTCTTGATTGGCCATGCCGGTGGGGTAGGTGGTGGCTGGCCAAAATTTCCGAATCCAGGGCGCGGTGTTCTTGGTGACCTCGACTTTGTCTTTGTCGGCCCGGGCAATGTTGACCAGCAGGGTGCGTGTCGGGAAGGTGCTCATGCTGGGATTTTCGGGCGAGGTGAGGGATGGCGCGGCGGGAGATTGACCACGCGCATGGAGACGAGGAGATCGCTGTATCGCTGGGCAATGTGGGCGCGTTGGCTCTCGGCTCCGGCGTGGAAGATGGCGTCGATCACATCGGAGATGCAGGCATCGGTGGGGATGGAAATGAGGATGTGCAGGGTGCCCTGCTGGCGCAGCCACAGACCTTGCTGGCGGTCATCGGGATTGATGCCGCAGGGCTCAAAGCCGAGGCCCTCGAGGAAGGTTTTGGCGGGGCTGTTGTCCATGAGGGTCATCGGTGGGCGGAGTATTTCGGGTTGCGATACAAAATTCGGGGGCCGTCGCGCTTGACCACGAGGTCTTGCGGGAAGTGGTCGGTGGTGCGACCGCAGGACTCGCACCGGACCAAAAGGAAACCGCGCTTGTGCTCGGGTCGCTCGATTTGGTGGGCGCAGCCTTTGGTGGCACAGCAGAGTTTCATGTGGCCGATCCTTTGGCTTTGAGGTAAACGAGCGCGGACTCCAGCACCCAGTTGGCCAAGCTTTTGGTCATGCGTGGGAACTTGGTCTGGAACTGCGTCAGCACCCAGGCGCGTTTGTCGTGACTGCTTTGGAAGGTCTGCGCGGCGGTAGCCAGGGCGGCGAGGATCCAGCGCCAGTCATCGGCACTGAGGGAGGCAAGGATGCGGACGAGGTAGGCGAGCAATGCGTTCATGGCACGATCTCCGGTTTGGGTGCTTGGGTTTCCTTGCGCCACACGTTGATCAGGCCATTGATGGCCATCACGGCGGTGACGATGTGCGGCACCATGTCGGGGTGGATGGCGATGCCAAAGGCACCGATGATGCTGATGAGGCCACGGATGGTGGAGGGCTCGAGGAGTTTGGAAATAACGGCGGACATGATGACAGGGGTGGGTTTGAGTTGGTGGGGATTCTTGACGCGGACGCGGCGGAGGAAGGGCGGCTCGATCATGGCTGAAAGGGTTTGAACGGACAGGCGGGCGCAGGACAGGCGCGGTAGGCTTTCTGAGTGCCGCGCAGCTCACCGACTTCCTCTTTTACGGTCTCGATCTCCTCGCGGAGTTGCAGTCGGTCGGTCTTGCAGTCCATGACCTCACTCCACAGCAGGCGCGCAATGAAAATGAGGGCACCGGTGACGGCGGAGAGGGCAGCGAGGAGTGCGGATTCGAGGGTCATGGTTTGGAAAAGCGGTGCAGGATTTGCAGCACAAGCGCGATGGCGAACCCGAGGGCGATGACCAGTGCGAAGTGCTGAAGCGGGTGCATGGTTAAAAGTGGATGGTGCCTTTGATCTGCCCTTCGATCTCTTGTATCTCGGTGCGCAGGGCGTGAGGCGAGCAAAAGTCGAAGGTGCGGTCGCGGGGGTTGAGGCTGAAGCTAAAGCTGAAGCGCTCCGGGGTCTCCGGTGCAGCCTCAAAAGGAGAGGCAGAGGCCGGCAGATCGGCGGCCTGCTGCGCGGCGAGGGCGGCCACGCTAGCGATGGCTTCCTGAGCACCGGGAGAGTGTCGAGGCACACCGGGCAGATTGGTCAGGGGCGGCGCGGCGCGGATGGAGTCGAGTACTTTTCCCATGGTGTTAGCGTTTGGGTTGTTGGTCGTTCCACCATTGTTCGATGGCGGTGGGGCCGTTCCAGTTGGGGTCGGTTTGGCGCAGTCCTTGCCAGAGTTGGCAGGAGGTCAGCATAAAAGTCAGCGTGGCCACGAGGGCGACGATGAGAAGGAGTCGTTGGTTCTTGCGTTTCATGGCTTCGTGGTGAGGAGGTAGCGGAGTTGGCCGAGATCGCTTTCGGTGAGGTGGGGGAAGCGGGGATTGCTGTGCATGACGCTGCCGGGGTCGGGGTTGTGGTAGGCGGCACCGGAGGGGAGTCGGGGGTAGAGCCCGATGATGTGCAGCAGCTCGTGCAAGCAGTGGGTGTAGAGGTCTTGGTTGCGACCCATGAACGGATGCCACCAGCGGGCCGCCCAGGCGTATTTGGCATTGAAGGCCACCTCGTAAATGACCGGCACCTCGGCCCGCACGCGCCGCCACTGCGCGGTGTCGTCATTGGAGAACGGACGAAAGCGAAAGGTGAGGATGGGATACGCGCTGTGCTCGAGGTCCATCTTGTCCAGCGGCTCCTCAAAGTTGATCAACCCGGGCGCGAGCTTCTCGAGGTGACGGCAGGCTTTCTCCACGACTCGACGCACGTCGGCTTCCTTGACCGGATCGGCGGGCTGGGTGTCGAGGTAGAGAAAGTAGGTTCTCATGGGGTGGGTGGCGTTAAAGGTTGCAGACCCATACCGGTGAGAACTTCCCACGGCCTCTGCGGCTCGGTGTCCAGTTTGTATTCGTGGCACTTGGCCCATGGCAAAGAATCCACAAGTTGGCGCAGCGCAGCGATTTGGTCTGGCGTAAAAAGGCCACTGGCCCAATAGTGCGTGGCGGGAGCAGCGCCGGAGGGACTGCCCGCAGGCACAAACAGAGTGGCCGCACATGCGGGCGATAAACTAAAGGGTGGCACCTTGGCCATGGCGCGAGCGTCAGGCAGGTGCTCAGCCGTGATGATCAAAAGGGCGCGGGTCATGGAATACTGGTCCCCCATTTTTGTGCAAGGTAAGTCCACATGGAAGTCAGTTGGCCGCTCGTCAGCGTGCCACTGCCTAGCACTAGCTCACCGATCCTGGCGTTAAAAAACAACCCTCCGCCTGCTCCTCGCGCAAAGATGCCCGACGCAAAGTTTCCAAGCCGCCCATCGTTGCCCGTGGTTGGGAAGTTACCAGCCAACCCTGTCTTTGAGATCGGGCTGCCATTGTCGGCTTGGTAATGCACGGAGGTGGGGTGCCCCTCCATTCGAATTGCTCTTGTCACTCCATTGGCGAGGGTAATGCTGGACGACATGGGTCCGGCGCTCTGGTTGATGTTGATTGTGCTTACCGCATTTGTTTCGAGGAGACGATAAAGGACCGGCGATTGAGGAAAGTCATTCACGGCCCAAAGCTCTTTTGTTGAACCCATCGTAACTGGGGCCGCCACGATAAATGCCCACCAGTCGAGATGCGCACCAATCGCGGCTCGGGTCATTGCATCGTCTACGCCATCTCCCTCAATGGCAGGACGCCCATTGATGCCATTAGAAACAAACGTGGGGCGTGCCGTTCCGCTGCTGATGTAGTGGTAATTATTTCCGCTCAAGTCAGTAAACTCAGAGACCGGATTACCATTGCTCAGAGCCAACTGTGTGGCATCACACCAAATCAGAGGTGATAACGATAGAGGACTAAAGCCTTGACCCCTCGGGCGGGAGCCGATGACATTGGGGAATGGGCGGGTGCCGAGCATGGGCTAGAGGTTGTAGAGGTCGATGTCGCCGGAGGTGAGATCGACGGCGGTGAAGAGGCCGTAGATCCACTTGCCTTTCTCGTGGGTGATGCCGGTGACGGTGCCTGCGTAGCTGCCGGTGAGGACACTGAAATTAGTGTCCGCATTGCAGTAGATGGCACCAAAGGTGCCGGTGCGGAGAGCGGTGCCGGTGACGACTCGTTCAGAGCCGTTGTAACCGTTGATGACGTTGACGGGAGTGGCCATGATTATTGATTGGGGTTTTCGGGTTTGAGGGTGCGTCGGAGTTCGGCGCGGTAGGTTTCCATGAGGTCGTCGAGGGCTTCGCGTTGCATCGGTGCACCGGAAGCGATCTGGTCGCAGGACTCGCGCTGGTAGGTGCCGTGGAGGTGGCGGATGAGGAACTCCTCCATCACTTCCAGCACGGGCATGAGCACCCAGTTGCTGGCGGCGAGGTCGGTGGCGAAGGTGCCGCTGGTGTGGGCAACGATGCAGCGGTAGCACTCGCCCGAGGTGGACAGGGTGCGGACATCGCCGACGACATAGGCGGTGGCGGTGAGCCAGTTGGTGGTGTTGAAATGAAAACGGCGGGGCAACCAAGATGCCCAGACGGTCGTCAGCTCGGCGTTCAAAGTGATGCCAGTTTTGTCCGTGGCGACCATGACGCGCTGGGCGAGCCGGGTGACGCGGGGATCGAGCGTGTAGATTTCAAAGGAGCGGGCATCGCCAAAGACGTCGTAACTGATGGTGCCATTGACCGGGGTGATCTGCGCCCAGGTGCGGGCGTCTTCCCACATGCCATCACTCTGCCAGGGGAGCTCGTAGCCGATCTTGTAACTGCGATTGAACATGCCAAGCAGCACCGCTTTGAGGTCGGCATTGCTGTTCATGGAGGTCACGTTTCCGGTCGGGCGGACGGCGGCCTCGAACGCTGCAATGAAGGGGATGTGAGCGCGGGCAGCCATGAGGAATGTTTACGCTACGAGGCGCTGGCGGCCCTCCTCTGCCGCTTTCTTGAGGGTCAGACTGACCTTGGCCATTTCCATGGCTTTGCGCATGCGGCCTTCTTGGGCGGCTTTCTCAAGCGCAGCAGTCCATCCACTGCGGATGTCGCCCGTGACGATTTTCTGCGGTGCACACTCGGGATTGCGCTTCAGGAAGTCGCGCATGAAACTGTCATCATCGAAGACCTCTCCGCCCTTGCAGCCACGCTGGCCCAAGGTGCTGCGGTGAAGCTGCTTAAAGGTGAGCGGGGCCAAGTGGTAGGCCGGCATCATTTCAAAGTCGTTCCGCACCACGGCAGGACCGCGTCGAGCGCGGGCGGCGGCGGCGGCTTGCTCCATCTTGGTGACGCGCACGTTCTCGATGCGGAGCTTCTCGCGGTAGGCAGCGAAGATGGCGCGGGCTTTGTGCACACCGACCCGGCGGGCCAGTGATTCAAAACCTAAAGCGGGGGCTTTGTCGGGGTTCCACATGACAAGAAAGGAAAGGGAGCCACCGCGCAGGGGAGCGGGAGAAACCGGGGAAGGGTGTGCCGGAGCAGAAACAACAAGAGTTCCAAACAACAACACGACCCCCGCCCCGCCTGCGCGGTAGCGAATGGACTAGGCGACGGCGGTGTAGACCTTGCCATGCACAGCCGGCATCGAGCAGAAGAGGGAGAAGAAGCCCTCGACGTAGCCCTGATTGCCACTGCCATCCATGGAGAGATCGACTTCTTCGAGACCGTTGAGTATCTCGTAGAAGTATTCCATCTCGAGTGCCAAAGCGTGGTCGAAGTCCGACTCCGTCAGCGTCGGGGATCCGGTGGCCGTGGCCGCTGCGGAGAGCACAAACGTGGTGGAGTTGGTGATGCTGGCGATGTAAGCCCCAGACGGGATGCCTGTGCCTGCGATCTTCATGCCGCTTTGCAAACCAGCGGTGCTGGTCACGGTGACCGTGGTGCTGGTGTTGGTGGTGGCAGCGCCTGCGAGGGAGCCTGCATTGCGCGAGGCATTGAGCAGTTCGGTCGGGATCACCATGAGCGAGCCCATGGCGGTCTTGTAACCGGTGAGCATGGAGGTGATCTCGTTGTTGCTGCTGTCCTGGTTGTAGCGGCGGATCGGGGTGACCGAGTTGGCGGTGCTGCCGGCATCGAAGAACGTGGCCAAGTGATTGGCGAAGTCCGTGGTGGCGAACATGCTCAGCTTGACGTTCTTGCGTTTCGCCTTGCGGGTTTCCAGCAGGAGCGTGCGCATGTTGGTCTCCGTGAATGCGGAGGCACTGGCGACGTTGATGAGCTGGGCGGCGGCGGGGCGGTAGAGGGCGTCCACCTGGAAGGTGGTGTCTGTGGTTTTCTGCGCACCGGACTCGACATAAGCGGAAGCGCCCATGGTGAGGTAGCCGGTGGCCAGCACGTCTTCTTCATTGTAAAAGGACGCACCGGACGCGGCAACCTGCTGCGAGAGGTAGGTGAGCTCGACGCCTTGCTTGTAACGCTCAAGGGCGCGGTAGCGGGCCTCGCCGACTTCGTTGGCGACGCCTGCGGTGTTCTCGACTTTCTCGACACGCTTGGAGACGCCGTAGGACTCGCGCTTTTGCTGCACGGCTCCGGAGATTTTCTTGCGGTTCAAAAACTGGTTGGCGACGTTGGCGCGGGTAACGGCAGCGCCTTCTGCGACGGCACCGAGGCGACCGGTCAGGTGCTTATCGGCAACACGGGAGTAGGTGCTGTTTTCGGCTTGGCCACCGGACTGAACGGTGGAGGAGAAGATCGTGTTTTCGTTGTCGAGCAGGGCGAGTTCGTCGGCGAGATCTTCGTGGATCGCGGCGATGGTAGAGGTAAGGGTCTGGGCCATAAAAGTGGGTTTCTAAAAAGTTGGGTTTGGTTCCACGCGGTGCATCAGCGGCGAACCGCCGCCGAGAGGCGACTGGGTCCGAGTTTGATGGCTTGTTTGAGGAAGTTCTGGCGTTCGTCTTCGGTCTTCGCAGTCCTCGCCTTCTCCATGAGAAAGCTCTTGCGGGCCTGAACGTCAGATCCCTCGGAGTCCACCGCTGCCAGGCGTGGAGTGCTGGCGGGCGATTCCGAGGGCGGTGTTTTGCGGTGGGCGTTGTCAGATCCCGCTGCCCGTGCGGAGGTCGCGCTCGTCGCCGCGACTGCTGTATCTGTGAAAGAGATGCTCGCCTTGCGCGAGTGAAGGACATCGTAGAGCGCGGCCTTGCTGACCAGCTCCTCGATGCGAGCGGTAAGGCTGTGGTCTTTTAGGTAACTGGCGCGTGCTTCGGCGTAGCCTTTGAGGTCTTTGTGCTTCTCAGCCAATTTCTGCGCGGTGGCGCGGTTCTTGGAAGCCACGTCATCGTGCTCAAACCAAGTGCGGGCGTCGGCGATGCGGTTCTCAAAGAACGCGGCATCGGCCAAGGAGAGATCGACCTCGCGACCATCGGGCAACAAATGCAGGACGGTGGCATCGGCATCGGCGCGTCCCGCTTTGATCTGGCGATCATGCGAGCGGAGAAGCGCGATGGCCTCCTGGGCATTGGTTCCCCACTTGGCGACCTCGCTGGCGTTCTTGAACTGGGCAAACGAATTGCCGGTGAGGCCGATGCTGCGGGTGGTGTTCTCTTCGGCTTCGGCTTTGAGGGTGGCGAGTTGCTGCTCAAGTTCCTTGGCTTTGGCTTCGGATTCCTGCGCCCGTTTGCGGACCTTGGCGGCTTCTTTGCTCGCTTCGATAACGCGCTTTTTGGCTTTGTCGTCCAGCGCGGAAAGTTCGGCCTCCGTCAGCTCGGCGGCTGCGGGTGGCTCGTCGCCGGTTGTGGTGGTCGTCGTCGTGTCGGACTCTTCACCGAGCACCAGCGTTTCGACTTCGGGCGCGGGGGCCTCGATGGCGGTGGGCTTTTCCGTGGGCGTCTCGACTGCCGGGGCGGCAGGCGCAGCAGGAGTTGCGGGGGCTTGGGCTTTGGCGGCTTTCTTGGCGGCGCGGTTGGCTTTGAAGATTTTGGCTTGCTCGGGTGGAAGCGTGCGGGCGATGCGCTCGGCGGTGGCGTCTTGCGGCGTGAGGATGTCCACCGGCGCAGGGGCGGCGGTGGGGGTTTCAGCGGCAGGAGAGGCAGGAGCGTCGGCGGGCATGTGCCGGAGATTAGCGGCACTCGTCGGTGTTCAGCAATCGTTGCCAGTGATGTGCAGCGATGTGCGGCTAAGTTTGACACCGCAGAGATTGGAGAGACGCAGAGGTGAGCTATTCCTCGTCTTCGATCTCGTCCTCGGTGCCTTCGAGCCAGGTGCGGGCGAGGCCGTAAACGTAGAGGGCACCGTAGGCTTGGCCTTGCTGGTGGGGTCCGGACTCGGGCTGGATGGCGTCGGCTTGGAGGCGGAAGGTCGTGCGCTCGATGAGGTTGAACAGGGCACGGACGCCGGGGTTGTTGCTGTGCTTGCGGAGGAGGTTGCGGGCCTCGCGTTTGTCCTCGACATCGAGGTGCGCGGGGCCATTGAACAAGGGATAGAGCAGAGCGGGCGGGGTGTCGGGCATGGGTTAAGCGGCGGCTGCGGGTGGGGCCAATTGCGGTTGGTTCATTTGCGCGAGGCTGACGCCGTCGGGTAGCTGCTGGAGACGCTCGAGCAGCATCTCGGCCTGGCTGGGCTGGGCGAGCGGGTCTTCGGTGAGCGTGCGTCCGATCCGTGCGTTCTCGCCTCCGTGTTGCTTCTGGTTGTTGACCAGGCCACCGAGGTAACTGATGAGCACGACGTGGACTTGACCGCCGCCGATGATGGCTTGCTGACGCAAGGGGCTGCGTTGGATTTCCTCGGTGACGGCAGTGGCGAGACCGCCGAAGTCCATGCCATCGACCACGTCGGGTGCGCCACCGGAGAAGATTTCCGAAAGGTGTGCGCGGGCGGTGTCGAGCGTTTTGCGCTGGGCACTTTCGAGGCTCTGCGGCAAGCTGCGGGCGGCGAGGTTGGGGTCAAAGAAATTGAACGCGGACTCCAACATCGGCAAATAATTGATGTGTCCACCGGGGTCCAGCGGACGGAGCATGTCCATGAGCTTGATGTGCTCGGCCGCCCATTCGACATCGAGGGACTTGACGCTGAACTTGACTTGGAAGTCATAGCTGCCGCGCACTTCTTCGGCGGTGGCGGAAACGTATTCCTCGGTGCCGGTGATGCGAACGCCTTGCAGGGGCGGCATGTATTGCTGAATGAGTCGAGCGGTGCGGGCCACGGCCTGCGACACGGCGAGCATGAACCAGTCCATGTCGGCCTGCCCCATCATCATGGCCATGCTCTCGGGCACGGTCTTGGAGGTGAAGCCGAAGAAGAGATCGACTGAGGAACGAAGGTTGTCCTCGATGGCAATGCTGCGGCTGTCGGGCGGTGGGATTTGGAGGGCGGTGGGAATCTTGCCACGGATGCTGGGCAGGAACACACCGGGCGCGGGGCGCAGACCTTCGAGCTCGGGATCTCCGGTCCATGTCGGGAAGGTCGTGAGACTTGCGGCATCGGTGCGGCTGTCCCACTGGGCCTTGATGGCTTGCTCCTTGGTCATCGTGACCTCGGGCACGCTGAGTCCTTCGAGTAGCAAGCGCTCGTCACAGGAGAAGGCGAAGGGGATGAACGGGTAGCAGCCGTCCCAGTCGTCGCGCAATTCACGCTTGGCTACCTTGTCCAGAATGTCGGGGTGCAGGACGGTGTGGTAGGTGCCGGTGAGTCCGTCCTCGGTGACGGCCTTGTCCCAAAATTCGACGATCTGGTAGAGGTGATTTTGCGCTTCGCCGTTGGGCTTGGCGGACCAGTTGACCCCGGCGGCATTGAGTGCCCAGGGGTAGGTGGCCATGGCGTTGGAAAACATCTTGCTCTTGCCCTTGTGATTCTTGATGACCTCCTCGACCCAGGCTTTGTCCCAGCCGTGGATCTGGCCTTGCTCACGCAACCACTGAGCACTGCGCCAGCGCACCCGGGCGATCCAGCGACTGCTTTCCAATCCGTCCTCCATGATGGTTTCGGCAGGGCAGAAGACATCGACAAACAGTTGCAGGGCTTCCCAGCACGGGGAGCTGCGCTTGACGTAGCTGGCGTGAATGAAGGCGCGGTCTTCGCCTCGGCGGAGTTGAGCCAAGGCTTTCTTGGCCGAGGCCAGACCGATCTTCCCACGCGAGGCCACGCCTTGCAGGCTGCGGCGAATGAGGGCGAGGGTGGTTTCCTCGGCAGCGGGATCGAGCGCGAGTGCAGCGTAGTCGGTGCCTTCATCGATCAGCATGCCTTGGGATGCGGCGGCGAGCTCCATTTTGAACATCTCGCCCACCATGTCGTAGGTGAGCGCGATGGCTTCGACCCCGCGCTCCTCTTTCCATCCGACATAGAGCAGGCTGGCGCGGAAGCGGTCGGCGTAACTGCCGGCCTTCAAGCCCTGCGTCATGAACTCGGTGCGCATGGGGCCGTTGAGGTAGTAGCGCAGCACCTGGCGCATGAGTCCGGCTTGTTTGCCATCCGTGCTTTCCATGGGCGTGACGGCCAAGGCTCCGCCTGCGAGGGCTGCGGTGCGGGCGGCATTCCGCCGATTCATCACGGTCTGCGTGAGGTGGACTTCGTGGTCCGCTGCGCCGTTGAAGGGTTTGGCATCGGCTTGCTTGGTCTTTTCCTTCTTGCCTGTGCCGGTCTTCGTGGGCCACCAGCACTTGCGCGTCTTTTCGTTGTTGGAGGCTTGCTTCAGAAAGCTGCTCGCGTCCCGGCAGGCGGCCTCCATCTCATCGATGGCGTCTTTGGCGCTCCATCCGACCAAGGGCTTGGCCGGGTCAATGACGGCAGGGAGTTCAGCAGGGGCAGACATGGGGAGGCGGACGAATCACAAATTGGATTCCGCAGCCGACACACCCTTCCCCAAGGGTGCGTTACCTTGTTTTACCTTTTCGATAAAGTCAAGCACCGTGTCGCGCCGCCAGCGTCGGCGACTGTGCAACTGGTGCTCGACGGGCGGGGGCTGGTTGTCTTTTAGCAACGCTTCCGCCTCGCGATAGCGGAGGTCGGCTTCGTTCATCAAAAGATCGCGGACTTCGGAAAAGGAGAGGAGGAGGGTCATGGGGAGTTGTTGTTGTTGGTTCTCAGTTTTCAATACGCCCACTGGGCATCGCCGAGGATCTCGGTGCTGTCGGCCCACCACTCGTCCCATTGGGCGTTGGTGGCGACTTGCCAATCGGGAATGGTGGCGGCGGCGTTGGGGCCGGTGAGGGAGAGGGGGAGCCACTTGAGGCGGTTGTTGGGGTAGATGGCGATTTGGCCGTTGGATAGCTTGATGACGTTGGCTTCTTTGTGCTCCTCGAGCAGCTCGGAGTCGCCGACATCGAGCAGGCCCTGCGCTTGGCCTTCCGGCAGGTAGTCGAGGGTAAACCAGTAGTGCCCACCGATGGGCTTGTTTCCTTTGCCCAGATTGACGAGCACGGGCACGTCGGTGAGTTGGTCTTTACGCCAGAGCTCAATGCTGCCACTGAGGCACTCCCACATTTGCACCTGGTGCAACGGCAGAGGCTGGTGGTCGTCCTCGGGCTCAAACCAGTAGACGCACTGGGGTGGGATCTTGTCAAAACAAGCGGCAAAGCGCTCGACCCAGACTTGGAAGCAGAGCGGACGATTCCGCAGGGCGCGAACGGACACAAGCCACGCGGGTTCAAAGTGATCAGCGAATCCGCCAAAGGCATCGCCGCGGATGAAGACTTTGGTTTTCGGGAGGTTGATGTTTCTCATGGTTTTGTTCTCAGTTCTCGGTTTTGCGGCTAATCGTTGTTCTGCTAAGAAAGCATGTCGGCAGTGATCCCGAGTGCTTTCATTTCGGTGGTCATGCGTTTGATGACCTCTTTTCTTTTCCAGCCTGCTCGCGCTTCGATTGCATAGTCCACGAGAGCCTTTCCCATGTCGTCCCAGTAGTCGGGAAGTTCGGTGTAGCTCTCAAAGTCCCGCGTCTCAAAACCAATTAATTCGCGAGCATCATAGAATAACTCATCAACTTGCTTTAACAGCGCGTTCATTTTCTTGCCAATGGCTTCTAATTTCTTGCGGTCACTACTGGGCACAAGGGCAACCCCATGCAAAGCAGCTAACTCGGTGGTCTGAGATGTTGTATTCATGTTTTTTTGTTCTCGGTTCTCGGTTACTGCATGACGGGAAATTTACACTGACCGACGTGACCGACGAAGACGCGCTTGTCGATGAGGACGCGGCCTCCGAGCGCACGCCAGGCGGCGCAGAAGGCGAAGTCCTCGCTGGTGCCATCGACGGAGGTGGGCCAGTAGCTGTGCATGGGGCCAAACTCGGTGTGCTCCATGAGCGGGGCCTGCGGTTTCATTTTCTCAAACACGCTGCGATGCACGCGCATGAATCCTCGGGCGGTCTTCTCGACTTCCCAAAGCAGACCGGGCTGCTCGTCGGGATTCTCGTTGCCCTCGATGGGGACGATGGGCGGGTCAAAGCGCACGGTGCGCTTGGAGTAAAGCCCGAAGACGAGCGGCTCGTCATGCTCGCGCAGGTGGGCGAGGTCGGTGGGCTTGAACACGAGGTCGGTGTCGATGACGATCATCTCGTCGCACTCGCTTTGGAGGAAGCGGTGGGTGGCGATGTCCATGGCGTAGCCGGGGTAAGGCGTGGAGATGTGGCAGAAGATACTAGCGCCCTGCACGGCTCCGAGCATGGACACAGCCCAGCCGGTGACGGATAGGCCCATGCCGTTATCGATGATGGGGAAGAAGGTGGGTTTCATTGGGTTTGTTTTGGGGTTCTCGGTTCTGTAGCTAATCGTTGTTCTGCTTTACCCTCATGTGCTTAGGCAGTTTTTGCCCGCAACACTTGCAGCGAGGAACTGGGTCAACCGGAATGTTGAGAATCTGACACAGCAGGGCACGGCTCTTAGCTCCAATATTTCTGGCGTTCATCCTGCCGGATAGGCACCTCAATACGAGTCCTTCCATATCCAGATTTACATGCTGTGCGTTTTCTTCATAGAACCACCGCCCTCGCATGTTTGGCGGTTCTTTAACCAAGCCCATATTGGAAATGCTATTTCCAAGCCTAGCGCCGATTGGCCCTGCTTGTCGAATAGCTGTGGCCAAGTCAACAGCAGAACAAGCGGATGCAGGGTCAACAGCCTCGCGGCTTGGTTTTTGAGTGTCGGTTTCTTCGGCCATATTTTTAGGTGTTTGAGGGTTGATTGTGGTCTTTCGGCTGTGCCTGATCCTTGACGTTCGGTTGGGTTAAATGCGAATGCGGCGGGGTTTGGGGCCGTCGAACTCAAAGATGCCGGGGTGCTCGGTGGGGAGGACTTCGAGCGGATCGTTGCGGCGGAACTGCGAGGCGAAGACACGCGGGGCGGTGAGGCGCACGGTGGCCATGCCGCCGTCCGGCAGCTTGACGCGCAGCATCCGCGGCAACGCGCCCGCCGCCTGCACGACGACGGGGAGGCGGGCGATCTCAGCGGGGGGCGACTCAATGCCGGCCAATCGCAGCACCTCCGCCTCGCCCTCGGGGGTGAGGACGTAGGCGCGGTTTTCGTCTTGCTGGTAGTGCTGCTCCTTGACGATCAAGCCAGCGCTCCGCCACTTGGCAAAGCTGCTGCGAGGGATGCCCAGTCGGGCGGCGAGGACGGATTCGGGAGTGAGGGTGTGCATGGGAGGTAAGGGTGTTCTCGGTTCTCTGTTCTTTGTTCTCAGTAGCCAAATTCCAAATTGGGGCGGTTGCGGAAGCGTGTTAAATCGATGTGCTTGGGCTCCCAGGACTCGAGGTATTTCATGAGGTCGAACCACTCGACACAGGCTTCGTCTTTCTTTTGGGGGCCTTCCTTCCAAGGGGGGAGGGTGAAGCTGGCAAACATGAATCGCGTGTTTTCACACTCGCGATTGATCCTGACTAACGGGCTGCCTTCGACATCGCGGGCGAGGGAGTCGAGGATGAACTTGATGCCGTCGTCATCGCTGGGGGCGGAGACCATGACCTCTCCGCTGTCGGTCTTCCATGGCTGGAGGTAGATGCCGTTTTCGGCGTCGGCGTATTTGCGACCGAGGCTGGCACCCTCGACCGTTTCCTCGACGCCACGCGGATCGGGAATGGTGAAGTAGGGCAGAGCAAAGGGGCCTTCCAGCTCGGTGGAGGCATCTCGCAGCGGGTGCTTCCAGGTGAGCTTGTCCGTCCGCACTTCTCCGGTGTAGGGTTCTCCGGTCTCGGCGAGCTTTTGCACAAGTCGGGCACGCATGGCCCAGATCTCGCGCACGATGCGGGCGCTGTCCCACTTCAGGCGCAGGCGGTAGGCGGGGCCTTCGTCTCCGTTGTAGCGTCCGGTCTCGCTCGGCACGGCCCAGGCACCGGGCAGGAGCACGCGGCCGGCCATGGGGATGCCGATCTGCGGCGACGGCCACTCCTGCGCGAGCCAGCGGCGTCCGAGGTAATCGACAATCCACCACTGCAAAGCAGGGGGCTTGGCTTTGCCGAAGTCGATGACCTCGTAGAGCGTGATGTTCTTGCGGGGGATGTCGGCCCAGTCGCAGAGGTTCTCGGGACCGAAGGAGGAGAAGACGACGGCCTCGCCTTTGTCCACGTCGCCGTAGAGTTTGATCCGCACTTCATGCTCGGGGGCGTTTCGCAGGCTGGCGCTGAGCTCCTCGTAGGCGGGCTTGATTTTGTTGTCGGAGGTGAACACATAGGCCACGAGGCCAGTCTCATGCGGGGGCTGGGCAAAGCGCGGGACTCGCGGATCCAAGACGCCGTGTTTTCCGACGAGGTCGGGGGCGGTCTCCCAGGCGTATTTGGTGGCTCCATTGAGGAAGTAGTTCACGGTGTCGTTCCACCCGAGGTAAGGCGTGAAGCTGATCAGATGGACGCCGTGATACAGGGCACCGAGCAGGGCGATGGGGAGTTTTCCTCCGCTTTCCAGTAGCTTCACCGCTTGCTCGATGCGGTAGAGAAACTCTGGCCTCTTGGTCTGCTGGGCGCGGGTGGCCATACGCTCTCTGACGGCCTTGACATGGCCGAGGGGGACGAGCTCATCACTCCACGCGCTGGACAGTTCGTAACCTTGGAAGGTGCCGATGTCCTGGCCGAAGAAACGGAAGACGAAGTCACCGCCGCCGAGGTAGGTGCGCTCCGTTTCATCGCTGACGGGGACGCGGAGGGAAAACATCTCATTGGTGAAGTGACCGCCGCTAAACTTGAAGCGCTCGTGCTTGGTGGACTTGTGCTTGCCACTGATCGGCGAGACCTCCTCGGGCAGAAACATTTCAACGGGCTGCTGCTGGAGCTTGCCGGAGGTGTCGCGTGTCTCGGACAAGGCGAACACAGTAGCCTTTTCGGTGTAAACCCAGTGCGCGGTCATGCGCCGGGCGCAGGAGAACGACTTGCCAGGGCGCATGCCACCCGTGATGAAGACCTCGATCACGCGACCGGGATGGGCGAGACGTTTGCGAGCTACTTCCAGATCGATCTGCCGCCAGATCGCAGGCTCCCAGCAATGGGTGAGCGGGTAAGCGGTCATGTGCAAGATGGCGTCTTCGCGGCGACCCAACTCCACCGCCGCCTGATCGCGACCGAGGGCCATCAGCTCGTCGAGCGTGAACTTCTCGACGACGGGGCTCTCAGTCTGCTGGTCATGCCAGCCGGCCATCGCGATGCGTTCGGGGTTGAGGGGGTCGGGGGTCATTCTGTTTGTTCTCGGTTCTGTGGCTAATGTTTGTTCTGGCTCATATGCCGCACATCCCCTCGCATTCGTTGTTAAAGAGATCCTGCTGTCCATGATCTTCGTCCGTGCTGAAATCGACTTGATCTAAAGGGACCAGTGAGGCGTGAAGGTATGGGATGCCCTTGAACTTGCCGGGTGTCGTCACAGATTGGTGGACGGCCTGCATTGCCTTCTCGACACGAACAGCTTCCGCGAAAGCATCAGGCTCAATATCTCTTAGCCTCCGCCACTCATTGTCAGAATGAAATGGACAGTAGCAGCACGCTGACCGTGGCGGAGTGGGAAACCCATGAGACTTCATCCACTGAAGACAGTCATGGCGTTTCATTCTCTTATCCACTAACGGCCATTGGTGCCTAGACCACACGTCTCGCGACGGTTTCATTCGCTGCACTTCATCAAGTGATATTCCAATCCATTGAACGACCATTGCGTTTGCATGGCAATGCTTCCATGCGTCCGCTGGGTAGCAGGTTTTGGCGTTCTGGAGTTTCTTCTTTTCATGCTCTCGTATTTCATTGAGTGCTGACGCATGGACTTTCCTCCATTCACGAAGCTCCTGCCTTCCAATGATCTCCCTCAACTTCTTCACGATTGGGTCGATCTTGAAGTTCAGAGTGCAAGAGCGCCCCGCTATTCCTTTGGTCCCGTTCTGATTTAATACCATCGCAGGGATCATGTTGGAATAGTAGATATTGCCATTTTTCTGGTTCGTGCGTGTCGTGGTCACTCTTTCCGTCAGACTGCCAGCCGTGACGCGATAGACCGGAAACGGTAGCTGTGTTTCCAGCCAGTCCAGCCACTTGTAAACACTGGCAGGCTCCGCCTGCGTGTCCGCGAAGATGGCAGCGGTAGGCATCGGGGTGAGTTCCCCACACGCAGCCATGAGCGCCATCGTGGACGATTGCACGCCAGCGCCAAGCGAGATGATATGCACCGGCTTAACCAAGCGAGAACAATCAGATGCACCCGACAAAATGGGGCGATCTGTCGAACTGCCATGTTTTACGGCTTCGGAGGAGGTTTCTAGTAGTGCGGTGTTCATTGTGGTCATGCCCTATTTCGCGGGTGATCTGAAGCGTTTGGGGTTGAGGGGGTCGGGGGTCATGCTTCCGCTTTCACGGGGGTGAGGGGAGTGAGGACGGTTTCCAACACGGCTTCGGGGAGCGGGGGTGGGGTTTTGAGGGTCTCGACCTCGATGACTTTGCCCTGGGCCGCGGCTTTGACTTTCTCGAAGTCATCGACGCTGAAGCGATGATGCACGGCTTTGATTTCGGTGGGGCCACCGGATTGAATCTGCTTGATGTTGTGCGCGGCGGTCATGACCATGGCCACGGCTCCGAGGTCTTTGGTGCTCTTGGCCTTCTCGATCAAGTCCCGCGAGGCTCCGATGCTTTCCATGGTGAGCAAGGCACTGCTGCGGGCGATGATTTGATTGATCTCGCCGGGCTTGAAGACGGTGGTGTCGTTGATGAGCGCGATGATGGAGTTCCGCGACACGCCCCCGAGCCCGCGCTCCTTCCGGTGGGCGTCCACCTGGCGCTCCAACTCGCTGCGATTGGTGATGCCCAGCTCGCGGATGAGGTAGATGCAGTAGTCGTAACTCAAGGGGTCTCCGCGCACCGGATCCCGCCACCGCTCGGCGGTGTGCTCGCGGTATTCCTCGCCGGGTGGCGGCGGCAGGGCCTCACCATTGGCGAGCGTGAGGGGAAGCGGGGGTTGGGTGGGGTTCATTGCGGTTCTCGGTTGTTGGTTTGTTTAGGGCAAGGGGGCGGATGTGTGGCGATCCTCAATGAGTTTCACCCAGCGGAGGTAGCGCTCTTTGGCAGCGTCACTTGCCTCGACGTCAAAGGTGACGCTGAAGGTGTCGTTGACCTGGCGGCGGTGGCGAAGCGTGACTTTGATCTCAAGCTGCGAGGTGCCGGTGGGGAGAGGTGCGGATTTCATGGGTTCCATGAGGTGGGGCTGGCGTGAAGGAGGAGGAGACGCTCGACGAGTTCACTCAGGGAGATGCCTTGGCCGTGCGCGGCGGCTTTGGCGATTTTGAGCGTTTCGGGTTTGAGGGTCAGGTTGAGCTGACGCTTGCGGAATTGGGGTTTAAGTTTGGGGCGGGCCATGGGGATTTTAGGCTTCTTGTTCCTCGGCCCATGAGCGCCAGCGGGCGGCCATGGCGGCGACTTCGGACACTTTAGTTTCCAGCTCGGACAGGGTGAGCAGGAAGTCGTCAACGACGAGGCTCGCGCCTAACGTGTTGCCTTGGTCGGCATCGCTGGCGGCCTCCCTCAACTGACCGGAGGCGGTGCCGAGCATTTCAAGGAGGGAGTGAAATTCACAGCGGGCTTCGAGGAGCAGATCGGGGGAGACGGGATTGGATGTTTTGTTTTTGGGCATGGTGTTGATTTTGTTTTCGGTTCTTGGTTGGTGGTTCTCGGTTGTTGGTTTCTGCGCACCTGTGAGTGATATTCAGTCAATTCGTTGTCCCATCTGGATTGTTGGGCGGCGCTAGCACGTCACGTATGGGACGGTGAATGTTGTCCGCTGTCCGCATGATGGGCAGACGTATTCGTATTCGCCAGGGTCGAGGACGATGTGCGATGGCGGATTGTGTTCAGGACTCAGGCACGGCGGCTTTGTATCGCGTATCTTTCGCAACCCTCCCGTGCCGCCCAACAAGCGAGTGGAGCTAACAGCCCCCGCGCTTTCAGTTTGTTCGATGTTGTTTTGCATATTGGTCACTTTTGGTTGTTCGGCGGGGGCTGTAGCTCACCCGCAGCGTTCGGCTTCAGTCGGGCGAGTGCTCCGAGAGCATGATTGATGTGGGATTTAGCCTTGTGAATCTCCATGAATACTCTGTGTCTTTCCGGCCCCCGCGCTTCATCGGCGGTTGTTTTTGCTAGCTCCATTAGCTGTGATACCAGTGATTGGAGCCGTTCGTAATCGGTTGCTGTCATAGTCTTGGGTCAATCCGAGCCGAACAAATCAGATGCAGACAACGGCTCGGGGCTGTCTGCACTGTAAACTTAGTCTTTCGCTCGCCGTGTGTGATCTGAGG